CACTGGCTGTTTGGATGCTCCTTCTCCTGATATTTACCTTGACGGGTTGCTCGACGCAGACCGCGCAGCGAAATCCGGCTTTGACTAAGGACTGCGATTACCCCGCATTAACCAAGGCACACAAGGCACCAAAACAACGTGATGTCGTACTGATTAAACGTGGTGAAGCTTTATCTGAATGCACTGCTAGGATGCGTAAACTCAGGTAGCAGCCTTCTTGTCTTTTTTTCTTTGCTTCGTAATAAGTCGAGACACCTCTACACTGGCGTTCCTACCAGAGCATGTGTCTTTATGGATTGAACCGTCAGCGTTTAATGCGCCCCATTCACCACTGTCTAACTTCCTATTAAAAACCACTAAACCACATTTTTTACAGGTTGGTTGATTGTTTTTTTTCATGATTACCTTTTTTTAAATATAGAGATACCACGTGTTTCCACGATAAATTTTCCAATGGTGCATTACTGCAGACAAAGGGCACCCACACGCAGTCTATTGTCACGCTGTTTTGTGTCGCTCCCAGTACCATGGGATTGACGAGCGCCGTGGATATAATAAATAGCTCTCTGGTTTGGAATCCCAGAGCCTCGAGCGCCAACATGAGTGTGGGCTTGGTTTTTAAATGTTTTTTATTGACTTCAAGTGGTATGAGGAGGATACTCTTCACATCACTTGTAGGTCGCACGCCAACCAAGCGATACGAGAATGCCCTATTCAGAGAAATCTGTCTAGGGTATTTTTTTTATCTCAATAATACTGGTTAAATTTTACTCGTCTAATTGACACAGCCACTATCTGCTAGTATCTTCATAACTATGAAAAAGCAAAAAATGATTAATCACATCAACATGCTGGCAACCATGAAAAAGGCGCTTGAGCGTAATCGTGGTAACTGGCCAGCTATCGCTATTAAAGCAAAGGTCTCGTACAGCTGGTTGATTCACGTAATGTCAGGACACACTAAGAACCCACGTATTCAGGAATGTCAGCGCGTTCTCGATGTTTTGCACCGGATGGCCATGAAGGATAATCCCAAACCTCAGCCATCCACGGCGGTGCAATGAACCGGTGCGGTCTAACTAAGGCAGTCGCACAGGTTTTTGGCTCGACGTGAACACATCACGCCGGGCTTTTTTTTATCTCAAACAAATAGCTTGCATAATTAAACTACCTCAACTATCCTAATCTCAACAGTTAGATATTATTTAGGAGAAGTGAGATGGAGTACGAAGCAAAATTTGCTGCAGCTAATATGACGCTGGAAGCAATCCGCAAACAAATTGAATTTGTTCACGACCTGAATGAATCTCTAAATCTAAAACCCACCCTCGAGCAGTATGAACTGCTTACTAAGTCAGCTATTACATCAATTGCCAGTTACAACCAACTAATCATCGATATTAATGACATTGGCGAAATGCTCAGGAAGAAAAGTAACCATAGCGATGATGATTGCGGTTGCGTAGAGCTCGGTAGCGAGTGCCCATCGTGTGAGGTGGAACAATAATGGCTATGTATAGATGTGAGGAATGCGACCAACTTATAGATGGTGATTACTTTCCTTGCGTTGAGCACCCAACCATCCCGGAAGCATTTTGTTGTGAGGAGTGTGCAGCTAATCTCGAAGAAGAGGTTGAGATGCAAAAAGAATTTAAACGTATGCGCTCGGCTAATCAGCGTGAAGTTGAGTCAGGCTTAAGGAGAAAATAAATGTACCTGAAATTAAGAGCTAAAACCGGTGGTGGTCATACGCATGTCACCTTTTTTATGGGCCAAGGCTCAAATTACACGCTGGCAAACTGTGGCACCATTGTTGTGAACAATAAAGACCTGCCAGCATTTTTAGGCCGTATCAAGGCCGATGTCATTGAGGATGTAAATGAAAATGATAAGCCGTAACCAAACAATTACCGAAGAGCTAAAGGCTCTCGATGACATGATTGAGAAACTAGTTATTGAGCGTGACGTTTATCGTTCCGAGCTGGCCTTACTTTTATGCCCATTCAGCCTTGACCAAAAAGTTATTAACAAACAAGGGGAGAAAGCGGTTGTTACCACCATTAGTTGGAGCAGCTTTTCCGAAAAATACAAAATGAAGGTAACGAGAATAAAGAAGAACGGCGAACTTTATCTTGGTGACCAGCGTGTTTGGAGTCGTGATGAATGGAGTGCCTGCGATGAGTGAAGAAAACAAACCGGTTTATCTCGATAGCTACGAGCCTGACTATGAGCAGGAGTGTGAAAATTGTGGCCAGACCCCAGTAGTGACCGGGGTAGCAAAAGGTAAAGTGGTGTACGACTCTGGCATGTGTGGACCGTGTACCTTTGGAACGGCTCGGGCAATCGACCCGGCTTGGTGGAACTCAGACGAGGATTAGTAAAATGCTTGATTGCTATAACTGTAAATATAAACGAAATATCCCCGGTGACGCCCATGTCAGCTGTGTAAACCATGACCCAAAAGTGAAGGGTGATGCGCACGGTATTGAGAGTGGCTGGTTTTTTTACCCGTTAAATTTTGACCCTATCTGGGGTAGTGGCTGCACAAACTTTGAAGCAAAGGAAAATAGAAATGACAGATGAAACCGAACAGGTTGACCAACCAGAAATAGAAGAACTGACAGAATCTGAAGTCGAACGCATTAGTGGCCTCAATATTTACCAGCGCGTTAACGAGGTTCGAAAAGACATCTCATATCTGCGTAAAGAGAAGCAGGTTGGCTCCGGCAACATGTCTTACAAAGTTGTGACTCATGACCAAGTGACCGGTGCTATTCGTGAATTACTCATTAAGTATGGCGTGATGGTGGTGCCGAATGAGCTGGACGGTCAGGTTATTTTAACCGGAACAGAGACAGCTGGCGGCACTCCATGGATTCGTTATGAGTCCAAGTACCGCATCTCATTCGTTAACTGCGACGACCCTGACCAGAAAATTGACATCGAGGTGGCGGCACATGCATTGGATACCGGTGATAAAGCTCCCGGCAAAGCACTGAGTTACGCAACCAAAATGGCAATGCTGAAATTATTCTCCATCGAGACAGGTGAAGATGAAGAGGAACGCCCAGAACAACGACGTGGCGACGAAGGGTTCACCCCGCAGAAACTCTATAAGCGAGCATCGCTTCACATGACTGCTGTTATGGACAACATCGAAACAGTGACAGCCATTAAAGGCTACTTGGCTGCTGGTGATTTAGACGCAGCCGCTGAGGCATGGGCCGAGGTTACCGACGTCAAGGTTATCAGTGCGCTGGCCATGGCACCAACCAAAGGTGGCTGCTTCACTGTTGCTGAAGGCAAACTTATGAAGAGTGATGAGTTTAAAGGCTTCATGCTGAATCATCGTCAAGACAATCCGTTAGTTGGATTATAAGTCATGACCGACACATGCAAAAAATGGAGGTCAAGCATAATCAAGATGGTTGAAGACGAAGGCTGCGAATTTATAGAGCTGCGCTGGCACCGTAACCATCTCAAGATATATACAGTTTTACCCAGCGGCGAAGAGTTCTTTTTTGTTACCTCATCGTCACCCTAAGACAAACGGTCCTTTATGAATTTAAGGTCCAGCGTCAGAAAAAAAGTAAGGAGCATAAATGATGGCACGATGTAAACATGGCAAAACAGTATCAGACGAATTAATCGAGTCCCTGCCTGAAAATCAAGGCGGACCGGGTCGACACAAGTGTGTAGTTTGCGCTTATAAGGCTGGCATTAATGCTGGCAAACTTCTCCCAAAATCAAAGGAGGGTGAGGCGTGGGTATTACGTAATAAAAATTATTACATCGTCTTCCCCCCATGTAGCGGTATAGCGGCACACACTTTCACCGTCATGGCAAAGGCCGAGCATGGTATTAAGCTATCCTACGCACAATTAACCCAGCGTATTGTTAGCAAGCTTGACTTACTTACTGCTGGAACGCTCAACAAGAGGTCATTATGACAAATGAAACAGAAAGACCGATGCCTGACGCATTTGAGCACCACGGTATGTATTTACCTCATCACATGATTGGTGGCATTCAGCGCTACATTAGAAACGGCGTTCCACCGGGAAGTTTCCTGTCCGCTGTGATTAACAATGACCTTCAGACAGCTTGTGGTTGCGCTGACGACCAGAACGAGCGGATTATCCCGGCATACGTTGCCTACCTGTACAATCATGCCCCTATCGGCAGCTGGGGCTTTTCTGGCGCTGTAGAAGACTGGACAAAAAGACTTCGTAAGGAGAGAGAAGATGAGCGGATTTAAACCAGAAATGTTCTCACCACAGCAAATGGCTGAGTTTATAAATGAGACCGACCCTGAAAAGGTGCGCGAACTTATCGGTCGCACTATCGACCAAGCTGTTACCGGTATGCGTCAGGCATCAATCTCAATCTCTAATAACCCCGGTTTCTATGAATTTATTTTAACAGATAACCCGTCCATCGACCGCGAGTCGTTCACCAAAGGCATCGCCGCAGCTATCAGCTCCGTTGAGGGCACAATTTTAACCGTCGAGTCAAGCATGGAAAGGCTAAAGCAAGAGCTGTATGACGAGGTTCTTAAGTACGCAAACACAACAATGAATTAGGAGGCACCGTGGGCGTTAATCAGGTAATTTTAATCGGTAATCTTGTTACTGATATTGAGATGCGAACATCGAGCGGTAAGGGTACCAAGATGGTGTCCAACCGCATCGCAATCAATGAAAAATGGAAGGACAGGGACTCAGGTGAAAATCGTGAGCATACCGAGTACGTGTCACTCGTGTTCTTTGGTCGCCAAGCTGAAGTCGTGGCACAGTATTGCCATAAAGGCTCAAAACTCTTTATTGAGGGTAAGTGGCAGACACGGAAGTGGTCAGATAATGACGGCAAGGACCAGTACACCACTGAATGCGTCGTTAAGAGCTTCCAGATGCTGGATAGTCGACCAAAAGGCGGCCCAGTAAACAATCAGGCAGCACAGCCGAAAGGGTCCAACCAAGGGCAACAACGTCAAGGTGTCGCTGCGCAAGAGCCTGACCCTGACTTCGATGACGATATTCCTTTTTAAAATCAACAACTTATAACAACGAGGTAACAAAATGACTGAAGAAAATATTGGGAAAGCCATGGCAGATAGCGGCATCTCTGTCGGCAAGCAACTACTTGCTGCATTGGTTGATGAGATTCGCCAGCAAACAAAACCATGGAGTGAGTTAACACAATTCGAACAGAACCAAGTTATCTACCGACTCAAGAACCGGGTACGTAATGAAGTGGTTGAGGCGGTTAACATTATTGCAGCAGCTGAGAGACCGGTCCTTCAGGCAACTGTTGAACAGGTTGTCTTTAAAGGTGGAATCAAAGCAACGCTTGTTATGAATGCTGGAGACCCGGCTGCTCATGATTTGGCTGATGCCGCAGGCCACCGGGTGCTGATTGTTATCACAAAACCTGACGAAGACACCGAGGGCATGGATGACATCGAGGGTGAAAAGGACCAAGGCGACTTCATTGAAGATGAGCAGTCAAATGTAGAGGCTGCTATTCAGAAAGCGTGGGACGAAGAAGACAAAAACGAAGCGGTGGTTGAAAGTGGCTCGCTCAAATCTTAAGGGGCGCATAGACGTCAATCAACCCGAGATTATTGCGTGCTTTAAGAAACTGGGTATGTCTGTGGAAACCACATCCGACTTGGGTGGTGGCTTCCCGGACATTCTCGTATCGTTTGGCCACGTCACTGTCCTTGTAGAAATCAAGGATGGTGAGAAGCCACCGAGTAAGCGCAAATTAACCACTGATGAACAGGTCTTTAGGAACAGGACTCTCGCGTGGTACGAGGTCATCGAGTCAATTCCGCAAGCTTTTAGCTTGGCGAAAAAGATTCGTAAAGTGGCTTCATTTATTGCACAGGCACAACTCGGAATCATTTGACATACTAGTAAGATTGCACTAGGATAAATATTAGTCAGTTAACGAGGAGAAGTGAGATGAGAAACGCATATTATTACATTGTCGAGAGGTTCGTAAAAATTAAAGGCGGTGACTCTGTTATCGGAGAGGGTGACTGTTATCAGTGGCAGCCACTTGAAGATGTGAAATTATACAACCATGCAAGCGCCATACGATTCGCCAGAACCAAGCCAGAACTCCCAAAAAACAAAAGCTATAGAGTCGCAAAGCGAGACAATAATGACGTGCTTCTTGAAGTGTGGCCAGTGTTATGACATCAACAGAAAATAGAAAAATATATCTGCAAGGCTTTAATGCTGGCGTTAGCCATGGCGCTGCAAAGATAAAAAAACTGGAGGGTGAGCTGAAGGAAATTAAGAGGCTTGTTGACTGTAAGCACCTAAGAAAACACAGCGTCAGAACAGAAAATGGTTATCAGTACGATTGCCTGACCTGTGGCTATGAGTGGTTCGAGCTTGATGACCCCATGTCTGAAGATGACAAGTTTGATAAAGCTCAGTTTAAAGCATGGCAGCATCACGAGAAATATTTAAAAGATAGCGGGTACAAAAAATGAACCTGAAAGAAATAGTTGACGTATTACGGGTGGTAATTTCAACCTCCCTGCTGGTGGTTAGCGGGTACATGGCAATCATTAGTAATGTCGATGGCTGGGGTTGGTTCTTATTCGCTGGGTTATTTATTTACCCGACGCAAATCAACATCGACTTTAAGGAAAGATAATGACAAAGGCTGAGCTGACTGAGTGGTTTAGTGACACCTTCTGGCAAACTTATCTGCTTTTAGTTAAGACACCGTTCCCGACCAAATTTAAGCAGGGTAACCGTGGTCAGGCACTGCAGAAAATATTATCCATGAACCCATCGGCTGACTTACGCGAGCGGATACAAGCATCATTACTGGCTCAAATAAGGAACCGCAAAAAATTATATAGCCAGTGTGGCTCGATGCAGAAATACATCGAACGCACTGAGTACCAGAAACTATATGCAAACAGGCATTGCTCAACTTGGTTGAACCAAATGGGCTACGAGGATGAGATACCAACCATTGAACAGGTTGAGCTGGAGACACCCGGCGTAGCTCTCACATGCCAGAATAAGGACTGCAACGAGGAACGCATGGGCCCAACGGTTCCATGGTGCCAGCGCTGCTACCCGGACACACTTTGCTGGACCCCATTACTTAGAAAACAATTTAAGAAAATGGGCTTGGTAAAAAACGAAGGCGAGACCACTGAACAGTGGAACAGCCGCATTAAACAGGAAGGCATTAAAGCCATCCGTAATAGACTGAAAAGGTGATATATGAAAGACGACAGCGTAGCTACACAGCAAGCAGAAGAACAAACTGAAAGTAAAGCTCCAGAAGTGGGAGTTACTGAAAATCAGGACGCTAAAAAACCAAGCGACAAAGAAAAGTTTGAAGAAAAAACCGGTATCACGTACTTCGATAAAGAAGACATGGTCAACGAGAAGGGTGGCAAGATTAACGTCATTCTTGATGAGTTATATGAAGCCTGCAAAGAAGAAGGTCTCCCATGTGCAGCGTTCATCAATTACAAAGTCACTGATGCTGGAGACGGTTATGCATGTGAACTGCGTGGTATGCGCGTCAACAACGGTAACGGCTTCATGCCACCTATGCTTCAAGCGATTATCTCTGTGAGTGAAAATGACACGCTTGCTGATGTTGTAAGAGTTATGTCAAGTGACCCAAAGGCGCTCATGTTAATGAAGCTTTTGGATATGGCTGACTAATGAACCGGGTCTGGGTATTAATTAACTCCCGGCAGCGTGAAGCCGTCCATAAAGCGATTGATGAACAACCGCTGGACGGCTCCATTCGCATCACTATGGGTAAAAACAAAGTGAAGCGGTCGGATTCCCAGAACGCCCTGTACTGGATGTGGATTACTATTTTGGGTGATGAAATTGGTTACACCAAAAAAGAAATGCATGACGCTATGAGGGCTGAGTTGCTGGTAATGGAGAGCTATCGGGACCTTCAGGGCAATCTGCATGAGTGCCTGCCAAGCACATCAAAAATGAAGTTAGGTGATTTTGCTCAATACCTCAATGCCATCGAGCGCTGGGGTGCAGAGCAGGGTTATATCTTACCAAGACCGGAGGACCAATATTATGAAGCGATGGGCTACTCCAGAGAAAAACCAAAGGAGAACTAATATGAAGGGCAAAAACAGCATGAGTGGTGGTGACCTAGCGAGGCTGGCAGCCATATTTATCGTGTGTTATGTGGTGGCTCAAGTGGTGGTTTTATTTTTACTGCAGGGCGACTGACAGATGTTGAAACGAGAACCAATAAGACTTACAAAAATTACCCAGTCAGCGAGAGGTGAGTTTTGCACATTCCGTTTTGCTGGGTGTCGCAACGATATACCGACCGTGGTCTGGTGCCACTCAGAAGAGATGGAGGACGGCGGCGGTACCAGCACAAAGGCTGACGACATCTATGGCGCTTATGGTTGTCATCACTGCCACGACGTTTATGACCGACGTAAGAAGCCGATACACGAGATGTCAGAGAGTCTGAGGCGTGAAGTATTTCACAAAGCCATGAAGGAAAGCTGGCGACGACTATTCGATAAGGGGATTTTGTCATGACTGGAAAAGACAGGATTAGCAATATGAGCTTAAAGGAAATAGGTAGCAATCTACGCAGACTTAGGGAGGTGGCTTGCTTATCACAGAGTAGAGTGTCAACGCTTATCCAAAAGAATAGAGGCACTTACAGGCGGCTCGAGAAGGGCGAAGCGGTGCTCGATATTACCTCCATGGTCAAGCTTTGCTGGCTATATGGAGTTACCCCAAATGACATTCTTAAGTTTAAAACTTTTTCTATTGAGGTGAAAACAGAATGAAAATGAATTTAGAAAAATGCCCTACATGTGGAGAACAGCTGGATGCAGCAACGCCGATTGATGGTGAGGCCACTCCCACTGAGGGGGACCTGTCGATATGCCTTTATTGTGGCGAAATAATGGAGTTTGCCGAGGGGATGAAATTAGTGAAGGCTGATATTGAATCCATTGTTACCGCTGACTTCATTGAATTACAGAAAGCACAGAAAATTGTCCGAGCATTTAAGGAACGATAAGTATTGACTAGCTAGTTTAATTGTACTATCGTTATTACGTAGTCAGATGAAATCACAAACAGGAGAAGTCAGATGAACGTAATTAGCCCTAGAAATGAAGCCCCATTATCAAACGACCAGCTACTTAGTGTAGCGCCAGCTATATTCGCTGAAAACCCATACCAAGAAGTTTCGGACCGTTATGTGTTCGTACCAACCATCGACGTGGTTGATGCATTACGTGACAACGGCTGGTTCCCAATCAACGCAAGCCAGTCAAACTCAAGACGTGAGAATGGCCAGCTTGCTGCGAAGCACCAAATCCGGTTCCGTCATGAAACTGGCAAAGCAATCGAGGAAGTGAACGACGTTTCTCCAGAGGTTATTTTGTACAACAGTCATGACGCTGGTTCTTCATTCCAGTTACACGCTGGCTTGTATCGCAAAGTCTGTGCAAACGGTCTGGTTATTGCTGACCAAACTTTTGCCAGCATTAAAGCGGTCCACACTGGTGATGCGATTAGTGAAATCATCGAGGGTTCATTCGAGGTGATTAACGAAGCACCAAAGGTACTCGAGAAGGTGAAAGCGTTCCAGAGCATCCAGACAACCCCGGCAGAGCAGCTGTTATTGGCTGAGTCAGCCAGCTTGTTACGCTGGAAGCAGGGTGAGGCACCGATTGAAGCTTCAAAGCTTTTGACTCCACGTCGCTACGGTGATGCTGAATTTAAAGACCTTTGGGTCCAGTTCAACATTATTCAGGAGAACTTGGTCCGAGGTGGTATCCGTGGAATCAACGCCAACGGCAACCGGTTCAGCACCCGTGAAGTGAAAGCACCTCACCAGCAGATTGGCTTGAACAAAGCGCTCTGGGAGTTGGCTGAAGGCTTCGCAGCATTAAAGCAGCAGCAACACGCTGCATAACCAAGTAAGTGGCGAGAGTGCCGGGGTCGAACCCGGCATTCGTGTTTTAATCACTGGAGAAATAAAATGAGTAACGAATTATTGTGGTGGGCATACCGACACACCAACGGAACCATCCAAGTGAAAAGATATTTTGATGATGATTACAGACAGGACTGCGCTGAGTCGCCGTACGTTAAGAATTACACAACCCCATTCGGGGCTAGGTCCCGTGAAGAGGCGGTCAGCATTGCAGCTACTAAAGTATAACAACCCACACGCCGTCACGAATGCAGGCCAGCTCTGGGCTGTTACCATTGTCTCGCAGTAGCTTCATTAGAGCAGCTGCAGTCAGGTCATTTTTTAATACGTAAGCCATTGAGACGCCCTCCTTTGTGGGTTAAACTAGCCTTTACGAGCAAGCATAGTCTCAATCGTGCAAATTGCAACACAGAAGAGGTCATTAAATGTTCAAGCTAATAGCGGGTCCCTGCGTAATTGAGTCAGAAGAACTCTGTATGTCAGTAGCCACTCACATGAAAAAGATTGCAGACCGCCTTGGTCTCGATTATTACTTTAAAGCCAGTTACGACAAAGCCAACCGCACCTCTGCAAGCAGCGTTCGTGGTCCGGGCCTACACGAAGGTGTCCGCATCCTCGAGAAGGTTAAGCGTGACATTGGTGTCAAAATCCTCACCGATGTCCATGATGTACGGCAAATGAACTGGGTGGCTGAGTCCACTATCGACGTCGTTCAAATTCCAGCATTACTATCTCGCCAGACTGACCTCATCCAAGCAGCAGCCAAGTCAGGCAAAATTGTGAACATCAAAAAAGGCCAGTTCATGAGCCCAGTTGATGCATTGATGGCTGTTACCAAAATTAACCCAAAAGAACCCGGCATGGTCTGGCTCACTGAGCGTGGTACCACTTTCGGTTATAACAATCTGGTTGTGGATATGCGCTCACTAGAATCCATGAAGAGTGAAATGATTCCAATTATCTTTGACGCTACTCACTCTGTGCAACATCCCGGTGGCCATGGTAGCCGTTCATCTGGTGACAGACGGTTCGTCGAGCCATTGGCCCGTGCAGCCGTTGCTGTTGGTGTTGATGGTCTATTCTTTGAGACACACCCAAGCCCGGACATCGCTTTATGTGATGGACCCAACATGGTGCCACTGGACAAGATGGAACCTATGCTCGAGCGATTAATGAAAATTCACGAGGCAGCGAATGACTAAAACAAATTACAGCGCACCCCCGGCAATAATAGCAGCGTGGAGAGAGCAGGCTCGCCAAGCAGAGCCGAGAATGAAGTTTATTAGTAAGTGGTTGGCTTTTGACAAGATTCGCAGACAGCCATTTTTTGGTGAACATAAGCCAAGAGACGTGAATAGAGTTTACATTGGTATAGATTGGGCCAAAAAAGCATGAATAATATTTTCAGCCACCACCTCCATGTATGTCAGGACGTTATGCGCACTGGCATTTACGCAATGAGCCCACTTGAAATTGATGCAGCCATCGAACTGGTGCGAAGGTTCGACCGGGTGATTATCTGCTCAATGGGGAAACCTGCCTTCGCCGTAGCCAAAACCGTGTACACCGCTCGAAGCTTCGGACTTGACTGGCATGAGCTTGATGCCACTCACGCTTTTCATGGTGATATGGGTGTCATTAAACAGTTCGACCTCGTTATTATTGTATCGAAGTCTGGCGAAACTAAAGAAACAACCGAGGTGGCTAAAGCCTTATTTAGCGAGGGCCATGTCACACTGGCCATCACTTCAGACCCGGATAGCGAATTACCAAAGTGGTGTACTCACAAACTAATCGTTCCGGTAATGGAAGAAGCATCCCCGTTTGGCTATGCACCAATGGCATCCACCACCCTGTACATGATGGTCCTGCACGCATTATTGTGTGAGGCTATCGACGCTCAGGGTTGCACCATCGAGCAATATTCCAAGAACCACACGTCCGGTGCTATCGGACAATCACTGGCTGAGGCCGTAAAGGAGAAAGCATGAACCAATACACACCAATAACAATCTACCCAAATGAAGACGGTTATACCGTTGTAACCCGTGAACCAACAGAGACCGGACTACGTGAAGTCTCAGACACCTTTGCTGATTATGATAGTATGGATAAACACCTTAGAAAAACCTTCGGGGAATACTAAGAAAATCAACAACTTAGAGGTTAAACGCTATGGGTGCAAAAGCAAAGGGTGATTACGCACCTACAATGCGTCGAGCCCTGTTTCAAGGACTCAGGATTGCTGCAATCAAGCAAGGGTTAACGCTGCCTGAGATGACTGCCCTTTGGTGGGAAGAAGACTGGAAGAAAGCCGCCGATGTTATGACTAAATTCTTACCCAGAGAACATACGATTGCAGGCAAAGTGAAACATGAACATACCCATGAACTTGTACCCCAGACTCTTATCTTCATTGAAGGAGTGCTCGGAGAGGGAGCGGACGACGCACTTAAGATGGTTGGCCCGGAACGACCTGTACTTCCTGTTGCGTTACCTGTTGAACAGACCTGATGTCGAAGACCCATGGCTATTCGCTCGTTGCCGTGAAGTACAGGCGCACCCCAACGGATACCTCGACCTCTGGGCCCGAGAACATTACAAATCGACAATCATCACATTTGCCCTCACTATCCAAGATATACTCGCATCACATGGTGAGGACCCACTGCCTTGGTGGGGAGGTCGGGAAGCAACTATTGGCATATTCAGTTTCAACCGTGGTATAGCCCTAGGCTTCCTCAGTCAAATCAAATCAGAGCTAGAAGACAATGCAATACTCAAGCACTTATTCCCGGACATTCTGTTTGCCAGTGAGGCGGATGCAAAGAAAAGCTCCAAGTCATGGTCAGAGATGGGCGGCATTGTCGTTAAGCGTGAAGGGAATCCCAAGGAAGCCACTGTGGAAGGTTGGGGACTGGTCGACTCCATGCCAACAGGGCGTCACTTTTTCGGTCGAATATACGATGACATCATCACTGAGCGCTTCGCCCGTACACCGGAGATGATTGCCAAGTCCACTGAGTCATGGGAGTTATCCCTGAACTTGGGTGCCCGGGGAGGATATGAGCGTTATATTGGCACCCGGTACAATTACAATGATTCATACCGCACCATCATGAAACGTGATGCGGCAATACAACGTATCTACCCGGCAACACTCAACGGCAAGGTGGATGGTGAGCCAGCATTCCTGACACGTAAGGAACTGGACGACAAGCGCAGAAAGATGGGGCCATACATATTCGGGTGTCAAATGTTACAAGACCCTAAAGCTGATGAAGTCCAAGGTTTCAAGAAGGACTGGCTGCTGTACTACGAGGCAGATAACTTCCGTGGAATGAACTTCTACATCCTTGTTGACCCAGCTTCAGAGAAGAAGAAGACGTCTGACTTCACTGCCATGGTGGTGATTGGGCTGTCTTCAGATGGTAATTACTACCTCGTAGACGCTGTCAGGGACCGCCTGAACCTCACGGAACGCACCAAGAACCTTATGAGGCTGCACCGCAAATGGAGGCAGCATGGCCCTGTAAAGCAGGTCGGATACGAGAAATACGGCAAGGACTCAGACATTGAGCACATTGAGTCAGTCCAGAAAGACGAGAACTACCGCTTCATCATCACCCCGCTGGGTGGTTCCATGGCAAAGAATGACCGTATCCGTCGACTTATCCCTATCTTTGAGAGTGGTAAGTTCTACCTACCTAAAGCCCTGTACGCTACTGACTACACCGGCAAAGAGATTGACCTTGTTGAACAGTTCATTAATGATGAGTTCGACCCGTTCCCGGTTGGTGTCCATGACGATATGCTTGATGACATTGCACGAATACTCGATGAAGATATAATCCTTGTGTGGCCCAAAGCTCCATTGGAGGCCAAAGACAGGTATCAACCAAAACCAAGAGCCAGAAGCTGGGTCACGAGGTAATTACAATGAGCGAAGAAGAATCATTATCAGGTGATGTCGTAGAGACACCGTTCACCAAGCTGGCCAAGCGCCGGTACACAGATGCAAAGAACCATGCGTCGAAATGGAAGGACGAGGCTCGTATCTGTTATGACATGGTAGCCGGGCATCAACTTACCACTGAAGAACGTGCTGCATTAGAAGAAGCCATTCGACCCGCCATCGTATTCAACCGGATTGACCCGGTAATCTCATCCGTAACCGGACACCAAATCAACAACCGACAAGAAGTACGCTACATCCCCCGGGAACTGGGCGACATCAAAGTGTCTGAGATATACACCTCAGCTGCATCATGGGTTGACGATGAGTCCGATGCTAATGATGAAGTCAGTGATGCATTCTGGGACTTGGTTGTGGTTGGCATGGGTTGGACCGAGACACGCATTAGTTACGACGAGGACCCTGAAGGTAAAATCTACGGGGCTGAACGTGTACCACCACTCGAGATGAGCTGGGACCCGAGTGCAAGAAAGCGCAACCTTGCTGATGCTCGTTATCTTTTCAGGGGTAGTTGGTATAACCGCAAAGATGCTGAAGCCAAGTGGTCCAAACTCAAAGATATTGACTTAACTGACTCAGATATGTGGGCTGATATGCGTGATGATGACGCAGAGCATGAAGCTGACCAAGCGTGGAAATATGAGAATGACCAGTCAATGTGGTTCAAGAAAGAAGAGGACGAGGTCTTCATTCTGCATTACCAATACTGGGAACTTGAAGCGGTTCACTTAGTGGGTGACCCTCAGTCTGGTCGTATGGTTGAGTTCGATGAGAAGCGGTACCGACGTCTGGCTCAACGTATCAAGGAGACCGGCTTACCTCATATCAAACAGATGCGCCGTAAGTATAAGCAAGCCTTCTTAATCGGTGACATTGAACTCGAGAAGAGTGATTGTCCTTGTGACCATAGCTTCACACTACGTTCAATGACCGGTAAGCGTGATGAAAATAAGCATCACTGGTATGGATTAGTCCGCCCAATGATTGACCCACAAAAATGGTCGAATAAGTTCTTTGCTGAGATTCAGGACATCATGAGCAACAACCGTGTAGGCGGTGCCTTCATTGAGGAGTCAGCATTGACTGACCCACGTAAGGCAGAAGAAATCTGGAATGACCCTAACCCACTTATCATTGTGGCTGATGGTGCTCTGGCTAAAGGTGCCATTCAGGAACGTAACCCAATTCAGTACCCGGCTGGCATTGACCGCATGATGGAGTTTGCTGTTGGCTCAATTCCACAGGTGACTGGCATTAATCAGGAAATGATGGGTCTGGTGGACAGAAACCAACCCGGTGTTGTTGAGTCTACCCGTCGTAGAGCTGGCATGACGATACTTGCTGGCTTGTTCGACTCATTACGTCGGTATCATAAAGAACGTGGCAGAGTGCTGCTGTACTTCATTGATGAGTACATCTCCGATGGCCGACTTATCCGTGTTATTGGTGAGGATGGTAAAGAGCGTTATGTGCCGTTAGAGAAGCGAAAAGGGAAACAGAAATATGACATCATCGTCTCAGATGCACCAACGTCACCTAACCAGAAAGAAGAAACCTTCGCAATCCTCAGCCAGATTGTTCCAATGGCCATCCAAATGGGCATCCCGCTACCTCCAGAGGTACTGGACCACATGCCATTGCCAAGTTCATTGGTCGAGAAGTGGAAGAAAATGCTCGAAGACTCCCGTAATAACCCGGCAATTAAGAAAGCCGAGCAGTTAGATTCACAACTTAAAGAAGCCGTGGTCATGAAGGACAAGTCAATCACAATCCTTAACCAAGCAAAAGCAGTCGTCGAGAAGATGGAAGCCAAGTTGATGGTGTTTGAACAAGCAAGTAAGATGGCTGAACGCGGCGATAAATAGCAACTAAACGAGAGGAACAAATGTCATGTCAAAAGAAGAAATTGGGTCTATCCATGAAGGCTTCGATGCGAATGAAGAAGAAGAATTTAAGGCGATGCTCATCCCGGACGAAGCAGGAGCAGGAGCAGGCTCAGACGAGGAAGCAGCGACGGCAGCGGCTAAAGCGGCATCGGAAGAAGCGTCAAAGGCAGGTGGCGACGAAGCTACAGCCGAAGAACTTGCTATTGAGTTAGCTAAGAAACAAGCAGAAGAAGCTGCAGCCTCTGACAAGACAGTTCCACTTGAGGCATTACACGAGTCCCGTATGGAAACCCGTGAAATACGCAACCAGATGATGGATGTCCAGCGTCAACTCGGAACGATGATGGGCTTAAAGGATGAGCTTCAGGCATTACGTCAGAAAGACGTTAAGGATGAGAAAGCAGAACTCATTGCAGCTGAAGACAAACTCTTTGAAGATGACCCAATTGCTGCACTACAAGCCAAGGTTACCCGATTACAGGGTGAGCAGGATGCTGTAACTGCAAGCAAGACCGAAGCTGATGAGACAACAGTAGCAACACAAAAGAAAATGGAAGAGAACCAAGCAGCAATGGTCACCTTCCAAAACGAGGTGAAAGCCAAAGTGGCTGAGTTCGAAGTAGAGAACCCGGATTACCCTGATGCATTCAAGTTCCTAATGGAGCGACGCATGAAGGACTTTGCTGCGCTCGGAATTAATGACCCGATGGAACAGCAAAAGAACTTCGATATTGAAACTATGGCTATGGCCAACAATGCTCTACAGCGTGGTGTTAACCCTGCCAAGGCTGCATACGAGCTGGCTAAGAATTGGGGCTACACTAAGGCGGCAGCGCCGGGAGAAGGTAATGATGATAAGAATGGTGGTGATGAAGCAACAAAAGCTGCGGCAGAACTTGCGACTAAGAAGAAAGCTTTACAGGACCAGATTGCTGCACTTGAGAAAGGCCAAGCTGCCTCTAGCACTCTTGCTGGGGCGGGTGGTGGAGCACCAGAGTCTGGACCATCATTGACCGACATTGAGCAGATGTCAGACCCTGAGTTCGATAAGTTGTGGGACTCCATGGAAAACAGCAGTATTTACTAGCTTGCCTTTCATACTTCCCTGAGTATTATTAATCCCTCGTACTCAGGGAACGTATCTCTGAACTGATTCAAATCGTCGTCAAACGTACTTGACACCTCGGCGGTGGCCGGAACCACGAAGCGGATGCAGACGTAGCTGCAAACACAATTTGTTTAACGACTTAAAAGGATTATTCCTAATGGCTATGACAGAATATGGTGTCAATGCCCCTGAAGCCGTCAAGTTGTGGTCGCGTAAACTCATGCGAGAAGCCCTCAAGCAAACGTGGTCTTCAAAGTTCATGGGACGTGATTCCAACAGTTTGTGTCAGGTTCTAGATGACGCAAGCAAAGGCCCGGGAGACCGAGTTCGTTGCATCTTACGCATGCAATTGAAGGGCGACGGTGTTCAGGGTGACGACACTCAAGAAGGCAATGAAGAAAGCCTCGTGACGTACACAGATGACGTATACATTAACCAGTTACGACATGCAGTACGCTCCAAAGGTAAAATGACTGAGCAACGTATCCCGTTCTCTATTCGTGAAGAAGCTCGTATGGGCCTTCAGGACTGGTGGGCTGACCGTTACGATACTTGGTTCTTCAATCAACTAGCAGGCAACTCTGACCAGACGGATACCCGTTACACCGGTAACCAAGTGGCACTTGCTCCTGACTCAGCTCACCGCATTTTTGCTGGTGGACATTCAACTGAAGCATCGTTAACCGCGACAGCATCTGCAATCTTCTCTCTCGAGTTGGTTGATGCAGTAGCAATGAAGGCTCGTACTTTAAGCCCGGTGATTCGTAAGCTGAATACAGGTAATGCACAGGCTAACTACGTGATGTTTATCACTCCAGAACAGCACTACGATTTACGTCGTAATACTACAACTCTGGAATGGGCTGACGTTCAGAAGGCCGCAATTCAAGGTGGACAAATTTCCAAGAACCCAATCTTTACCGGGGCACTTGGTCTGTATAACGGCGTGCTGATGCATGAAGCGTTCCGTTTACCTGTACTCACCTCAGATGGTGGTTCCAAGATTGGACGAGCCGTACTGTGTGGTGCTCAATCCGCTGGCTTTGCGTTTGGCCGTGGTTACAGCTCAAGCCGCATGGACTGGGTTGAAGAGTTATTCGATTACAAGAATAGCTTGGGTGTGTCAGCCGGTTGTATTGGCGGCATGAAGAAAATGCGTTACAACAGCAAAGACTTTGCAACCATTACCGTGAGTACCGCTCATAGTACGGAAGCAACGAATGCGTCTGGCCGATAGGAGGAAATAGATATGCCTACTTTCAATAGTACTGATATGACCTCTGGTCCAGTTAAGAGTATCCACGCTGGTGTAAACACAAAGTTGTCGACCTTCTTGCAGGAATCAACAATCTCTGCAGCTGGTCAAATCAACATGATGCGTTTACCCGGCGGTGCTCAAGTTGTAGCAACGAAGCTCATGGTCGATGGTGTACCGGGCATTGGTCTGGCTGTTAAAGACAGTCATGGCAATGTCTACATGGATACAGCAACGGCAGCAGGCGTGGCAATGATTGGTACGGGACAAGGCTTCGGCCAGCGTCTTGCATCAAGCGCTCACGTTTACATTGAGCAGAAGGGCGTACAGGCCGTTCAGGATGGAGCTGACTCAGCGAATTATCGTCTGATTGTTAGTTACCTTACTGAGTTGTCTAGCGACTAAGTAACTGCGCTAAGTTAGAGAAAAGGGAGGCTTCGGCTTCCCTTTTTTATGTGCTACAATAAAGACCGTCAAACGGTGCGTATATTCTGCGTCCCAGCTAGTGTTAAGTTCTAGCTAAAGGCTGCCTTCGGGTGGCCTTTTTTAATATCACTAATAGGTGTATGCTAGCCCAAAATAACAAGGGGGAAGCATGGCCGAGACATTACACCAGCTATTGCAGAAGACGCAAAAGCTCCACAACGAAGCATCTGAACAACGTAATTTCAAGGGTCTCGAGCAGGCACTTGAACAATACAATCAGCTGTTAAATATGGCTCCCGACGAAGCACACCTCGTATTTCTCGTGGGTACAGTCAATCTCCAATTGGGTAACAACGGCACCGCTATCAACATGATGATGCGAGCCCAGCAACTTGCACCCAAACCATTACCTGAAATCTGGAACAACATGGGGTCAGCTTATAAAGCCGAGCACATGGATAAGGATGCAGAGCATTGTTTCCTTAAGGCTTTAGAGTTAAATGAAGTCACTGACTACTACAACAACCTGTCCACCCTCCACATCAACAGCGGCACTCCAGAGAAAGGATTGCCATTCTCACGTAAAGCACTCGAACTTGATGAAATGAATGTCAAGGCACATTGGAACCTGTCGCTTGTCCTGCTTGAGTTGGGTCAATGGTCAGAAGGTTTTGCTGAGTACGATGCAGGCATCCTGACTCATGACCGGATGGACCGACACTACGACAACAAGCAATCGATTCCATACTGGCAAGGACAGGACCTGACCGATAAAACCATTGTGGTGTACGGTGAGCAGGGACTGGGTGACGAAATTATGTTCGCCTCAGCCTTGCCTGACCTGATTGCTACCGGGGCTCGTGTCATCTATGAATGCCATGAACGTCTCGAGACAGTGATGCGTCGCAGCTTCCCTGAATGTGAGATTTATCCTACAAGAAAGTCTGACTACATTGACTGGCCAAAGAACCGTAAAATCGATTACCGCTGTGCTATTGGTACGCTGTTCCGTTGGTTCCGTTCTGATGGACAATTCCCACGTAAGCAATACCTCAAGGTAGATGAGGCCAAAGTCAGCCATTATCGCAGCATGATTGAACAACTGGGTGATGGTCCTTACATCGGTATCGGTTATAGCGGTGGCCATAAGAAGACCCATGGACATGCTCGGTCACTGCAACTCACACCACTCAAACCTATTCTTGAACAAGACTGCACCTTCGTCTCATTACAATACTCTGATGGTGCCGGTGATAAGTTCGAGCGATTCCATAACGACACTGGTATTCGTGTTCACCACTTCCCGGAGGCGACTGAGGCATGGGAGTCTGAAGGCGTAAAGAACCCGGGTTGGGATTATGACGAAGCACTGTCACTGATGGCAGCGATGGACTTCTGCATCCTACCCAATACCACAGCGGTACATGCATGCGGTGCATTGGGTCAGAGCGTCTGGACACTGACACCTGATGCCTGCGCTTGGCGTTATGCGCAAGGCGGACCAAGAATGGTGATGTATGGGAATTGGGTTACACAGTACCGTGAAAATGGAGACTGGGGCAAAGCCATCAACTCAATGGCTAAACACCTAGAAATGAGGATTAGTGATGGGCATTAAAGCAAGACCTTTGGATGAGCGGTTTCATGAAAACTACATCCCTGTGACTGAGACCGGCTGCTGGCTATGGGAGAAGGCTGGTAACGGTCGATATGGTGACTTTCAGTTATCAAAGATAAACGGGAAAAGGTTAAGAATGTCAGCTCACCGATTTAGTTATGAGTTGCATTACGGGCCAATTCCAAAAGGTATGAGCGTATTACATAAATGTGACGTAACAATGTGTGTGAACCCAGACCACCTAACCCTTGGTACACAAGACGACAACATGAAAGATATGGTTAAAAAAGGTCGTCACTGGAGTCAGACGTGGAGGAAGCAATGAAAGCAATTATCGTAGGCCATGGTCCGAGCATCATGGGTGAAAAAATGGGTCATCTCATTGATGAGTATGACGTGGTTATCCGACTTAAACGGTGTCAGGAAACATTGAAGATGCCTGAATACTTTGGCACCAAGACCGACATCGTAGGTGGTTCCATGACCATTGCTGGTGGCTTACGAGAGATAGCAGTTAAGAATGGGTACTGGGTTTTCCTTGACTCACGTCATGAGAACTTGCCTGACAGTAATATCGATGTCATAAAGCGAATCTTCAAAGGTTACGGTACCGTTCACATCAATCAGGAACTGTGTGATGAGTGGGATGCGTTGTACCGGGAAGCACGTACCGATGTCGAATCCTTCCCAAGTAACATGGACTTAAAGCACAAATCGTGCGACGAACGCGGTGAAAGACACCTATCTCAGGGTTTTAAAGCGATTCTATATGCCTGCACTTACATCGATGAGCTGACCCAGTTAACGCTGGTTGGTTTCGATAACATCATGCTTGGTGAGTTCAACTGGTCCATCACTCGTGGTCCTGATTGGACACACTACCCTCCACATCGTTGGGACATTGAGCACAAACTACTCAAGGCCGTTGAAGACACTTACGGGGTTGAGATTGGTTACTTATTACCTGAACAAAAAGAGGAGGTGCCAGATGGAAACAAGTCCGAGAATGGTTAACTTTTGGTACTGGTTGGTAAACATGCTACCTAAAAGGCTGGTTTATTTCAGCTTTATGCATGTTATTGCACACGCTACTACCGGAAAGCACGGCAACACAATCGTTCCAGAGCTAACAGCAATGGAAGCAATAGAACGCTACGCAAAGGATAAATTATGAAGCAAACAATTAAAGTGGTGAGTTCATTCGCACCTGATGGATATAAACTCTACGGCCAAAAGTTCATTAAGTCATTCCTGAAACATTGGCCTGAAGACGCTGAGCTTCACATTTATCATGAAGATAAAAAGCCTGCTTATACCCATAAGAGAATCAAGTATCACAACCTATTTAAAGTGCCCGGCTGTATGCCAACACTACAGGCTCTTGGCACCTTCCCGGTGACACAAGGACAAATTAACGGTAAGCGTATCTATCAGATGGATGCCTTCCGTTTTGTTCGTAAGATGTTCTCCCAAGTGGATGCTGCTACCGGGTTCGATGGTCTGCTTATCTGGTTGGATGCTGATACAGAGTTCTTTGAAGATGTGCCTGACGAGTGGATTCGTGACCGGTTTATTAACCGTGAAGACGACCTCGGTCTTGACCATTCACTCACCTTCATGACCTATATGGGTCGACCTGACTGGCACATGTGTGCTTCGTTCATTGGTTGGAACTGTGCTCACCCACATAACCCATCATTCTGGAAGGCTTATTATGAACTCATCTTGAGTGGCCACTTCCTGATGCTACCGGAATGGCATGACTGTTACTGGATTGACTTCCTGCGTGAGCAAATGAAGTTCGATGCTGTGAATATGTCCAGTGGTATGGCACTCGGTAAAGGCCCTGTGAACGTGTTTAACAAGGTATTCGGTACCATGGGTAAACATGCCAAAGGTAACCTGAAGTTTGCTCAGGGACCACAACGCTACGCCCAGCTCATTGATATTGTGAAGCAATTGAAACCCAAGACCGTTATCGAGATTGGGACATGGAACGGGGTACGTGCCGTTGAGATGCACAAGGCTTCACCGGGATTTAAGTACGTTGGTTTCGACCTGTTCGAGTCCGCTACTGATGAGACTGATGAGTATGAAAAGAATGTAAAGCCACATCATCATGCTGAAGACGTATCCAAGATGCTAAATAAAGCGGGTATCGATGCACTGTTGTTCGCGGGTGACACCAACGAGACCTTCCCTACATTCCTTGGCACCTTCCCTAACCAGAAAATTGACCTCATCTATATCGATGGTGGCCATGCTGTTGGGACCATTAAGTCTGACTTCGAATGCGCACTCAAAGCAATTGCCCCGGGTGGGATGATTGTCCTTGATGATTACTATGAAGACATGCCAGATGAGAACATTGAGAAGTGGGGCTGTAACAAAGTGCTCGAGCGCTCAGGCTTAATGTTCGACGTATTGCCTATCGGTGACCCGGTGAAGGGTGGTGGCGTGACTAAGATGGCGGTCGTTCGGGGCTAATGCTGATTAGCGATTACTATCGGGAGATGAATATCCATCTCCATAAGCATGCTCACTATGGTGCTCGTGGTGGTAAGTGGTACCCGGCTGTTCTTGAATTAATGGGTCATTACTGCACTACCGATGTACTGGATTATGGTGCTGGTAAGCAGTCACTCAATGATGAATTACCTAATGTCACATCTTATGACCCAGCTATCCCGGAAATCTCACGTTTACCTGACATCCACGATATTGTTGTATGTCTGGATGTGTTAGAACACATCGAACCTGACTATCTAGAAGAAGTATTGCTCCATCTGTTTGCTGTGACGAAGGTGATTGGCTTGTTTGTTATCGCTACACGCCCAGCTAGGAAGACTTTACTGGATGGCCGTAATGCTCATCTGATTATTAAGCCAACAGTCTGGTGGATGAGTCATGTAGGTAAGTATTTTAAAATCATCGAAGTGCTGGAATTGCGTGACGGTGGTGAACTTGTTTTATATGTAAAACCTCGGAGGAAAGACAATGCAACACCAAGCAAAAATTACCGACCGGATTGACAGTATCACCGGGATGACTGACGAACATCGTCACACCATCCTCAAGGCACCAAAGTCGGTCAAGATTGAACTCTCACCACGATGTAACTTTCGTTGTGGCTTCTGTGCATTACGCACCCGGGAGAAGCAACCAAAGGACGATATGGACTTAGATATGTTCAAGCGCATCACCAAAGAAATGTATGACGCTGGCGTTGAGGAGATTGGCTGCTTTTATCTAGGTGAGTCAATGATGGCACCTGAGTTGTTGGTTAAGGCCATTACTTACTTGAAGCAAGAACTCAAGATGCCTTATGTGTTCCTGACTTCAAATGCTTCACTGGCAACCCCGGCTGTCGTAAAACAACTCATGGAAGCTGGTTTAGACTCACTGAAGTGGTCTGTTAACGCTGGCGACGAAGACCAGTTCAAAGACATCATGGGTGTAAAAACCAACCTGATGCACGATTCGTTGATGAATATCGAAGCAGCGTGGACGGTTCGTGAGACGGGGAACTACGCAACCAACCTGTACGCTTCATCTATCCAGTACGATGGTGAGCAAGCAGATAAAATGGAATCATTACTCGATAAGCACGTTCGACCGTTCGTTGATGAGCATTACTTCTTACCGCTGTACGGCATGGCTGTGGCTTCTAAGCACATCAAAGAAGAGTTAGGTTATGTGCCAAACCATGGGAATGTGGGTCGTGTGGGTGCTATCCGTAAGCCTATCCCATGCTGGAGTGCCTTCACTGAAGGTCATGTGCGTGTAGATGGTGGCATGAGCGTCTGCTGCTTTGGTGCTGATGAGCGTTTCGACGTTGGCAATTTAAACGATAAGTCATTCATGGATTTATGGAACTCTGAGAAGTTTCAAGAGGTTCGAGCAGCACATCTCCGTGCTGAAAAGAACGGTATCGGTGAACTGGCTGGCACAATGTGTGAGGTATGTATCGAATGATGCCATTACGAATTTTCATTGGTTTCGACCAAGCTGAGGCGGTTGCGTACCACACGTTATGTCACTCCATCCTGTCCCGGGCAAGTGCCCCGGTCTCCATCATCCCCATCAAGCGCAGTTTGCTGAAGGGCCTGCATACTCGCAAGATTGATTCAAAGCAGTCGAACGAGTTTGCCTTTACTCGATGGTTGGTGCCGTACCTGTCTGGCTATGAAGGTTTTAGCGTGTTCATGGATTGTGACATGTTAGTAACTACTGATATTGTTGAGTTGTTTGACCTTGCTGACCCAAGTTTTGCTGTACAGGTGGTGAAGCATGATTATGTTCCTCACGACAAAGTAAAATATCTCGATACGATTCAATATCCATACGAGAAAAAGAACTGGTCATCAGTGGTGCTGTTCAATAACGACGCATGTCGCTCACTGTCAACCGGGTACGTGGACCAAGCAACCGGGCTGGAGTTACATCAATTCAAGTGGCTGCAAAACGACAAACTTATTGGTGAATTACCGGCTGAGTGGAACCACCTTGTTGGTGAGTACCCCAAGACTGATAAACTGCCTAAGTTGATTCACTACACCGTGGGTGGTCCTTACTTCAATGAGTTCGAACACGTTGATTACGCTGAAGAGTGGTTCAGTGAACGTGCGCAGATGACAGCCTGCCTGCAACGACAGCGACCGGAGGACGAAGCTTAGGCTTGTAAAGCAGCGTTTCATGATTAGAATTAGGGGCATCGCGCCCCTTTTTCTTTGGAGACCATCATGAGCTTTGGAAGTATTCGAAATGACGTACTGGATGAGCTGTTCAAAACCGGTAGTCTTACAGCACAAGCAGAGAACCATATCAAGAAAGCTATCGAGCATTATAAGTACGATGCATTCTGGTTTAATGAGCAAATCTCAACAGCACAAACCATCGCAGGTCAGGAGTACATGGCGCTGCCAGATGACTACGGTGATGACTTCAATCTATCTATCACCATCAACACAAACTCATACCCGTTAAAGCGTCGCACATTCAAAGAGATGGAGGAACTGTACGTATCCTCACAAGATTACAACGGTTACCCACAAGATTATTGCCTGTTCAAGCGTGAGCTTCGTCTTGGACCTATTCCAGCTCAAGCATGGAAACTCACCATGGCATACCGACGGTTCCCACTGGACTTATCAGCATCGGCTGACACCAATATCTTCACCGACAATGCAGAGAACCTCATCTTGTCACGGGCAGCCAGCACTGTTTCTGGACGTATCCTGCGTGACCAGAAGAGAGCGGTTGAATTTAAAGCACTGGAAAAAGAGGCCCGGCAAAAGCTTAGCGGAACAACAGCACGTTATGTAATGCGTGGCCACGGACAACGGAGAAAGTAATTATGGTTGTCTGCGGTTCTTAGTAATATTGTATGAAACTAGTCAGGGTTAGAAAGTGCGACGGCCAATGCTGTAAGGAGGCACCACGGTTCCCGAACAGCGATAGGTCTGACTGCGTTTATCATGTAAATAATGGGTGTAACTTAATGCGAAATCATAAATTAATTCCAGTCGGTGCCTGCCCTGCACGACCACACATGACAGCGGTCGATGATTTTATTTTTACATGTAAGCAGTGGCCACAAAACACCCCGCCACACAAGCAGAACGAAAAGAATAATGGCGGGTGTTGCTTGCAGTGGGTGAATGACTAATGTCTTTAGACATCCTATATCCAAATGGTGATGATGGTGGCTGGCCAACGGGCAGTTATCTGGACATCGATGAAGGAACAGATTCGCCTAGCGATGTCGACTTCATGTCAAGTCTTGCTAATGGTGAGGGTGACATACTCTTTCTTGATTTTAGCTCTACTGTTATCGCTGATGCAGATACAGTCTCAAATATTGATGTCAAAATCAGAGTTCGAGATAGCCTTAATGCGGCAAGCGAAACTTTTAACTGCTATTTAATTATTGGTGGGTCACGAACTGGGGACGTTGCTAGTAATGATACAGATGGCACCTTTACAACCTACACATTTAATGATGTAGGCTGGAATATCGACTTTACTGCTGCTGAACTTAATGGAATGCAGATTGAAGTTACCGGCGCTCAAGCTGGTAAGGGTGTTGATTGCCAATGGGATATTTCAGCGGTACAGGTTGAGATTACTTACACCGGTGGTGGAGCAGAAAACGAAGTTCTCCCGGTACAGGGTATTGTAAACACTATCGGGTCAGCGCCAAGCGTACAAGTTGAACACGAAGCCCTTCCCGGAGTTGGTATCGCAGCTGAGTCTGGTTATGCACCGACGGTTGAGGCGATTACTGCTGCAGTTATTGTTCTCCCGGGTGGTGGCATCTGTACAACAACGGGTTATACACCTGTAGCAGAGGTCATCAATACCCTAAAACCTATCGATGGTTATGTGACAGAGAGCGGTTATGCTCCGACGGTTGCTTTCATTGCAGAGGTCACTACATCACCGGACAGTGGGCTGGTAACAACAATCGGATACACTCCAAGCATTGGGGTCACCGTAGAAGTCTCACCTGAGAACGGCTTAGAGACAGTCACTGGGTACGCTCCAAACGTACAATCTGGTGCCGTTTATAATCTTGAGCCGGTCACCGGTATTGTTACGGAGGTGGGTTCATTACCAGCGCTGGAAGTTATTAATAATATTTCAGCTGTCGATGGTCTCGTTATCGTTTCCGGTTTTGTTCCTCTGATTGAGGCTATTACTGCAGCCATCAACACTGAGCCCGATAGTGGGTTGGTTACCGTAACCGGTAGCATCCCAACGGTAGAGAATGAGAACACAATTAGCCCGGTCAGTGGTTTAGTGACCGAGGCTGGTTATTCTCCTAGCGTGCAAGCTGTACAGGTGTTCACTGTTACACCGGGAGTTGGGTACGTAACCGAAGCTGGCTACGCCCCGGACATCACTCGAGAGTTATCAGTTAGCCCAGATTCAGGCTTAGTAACTGTTGTTGGAAGCACCCCAAGTATCGATGCAATTAACAACCTATCACCACAGGTTGGTATTGAAACAGTCTCTGGGTATGCACCGAGTATCAGTGGAATTATTATCAGTACAACCAGCCCTGAAACAGGTCTGATTACTGAGCAAGGTTACGCCCCGTCCATTACTGGCAGTGTCACAAAATCTCTGGCCCCGACAACAGGGATTATCACTACCACTGGCGGGGTACCTTCATTATCCGTTCGTAACGATGTTTACCCGGGTAGTGGTCTCGAGGTAGCTGCCGGGTATGTGCCAAGTATCGGCATCGATGTCACCACAGCACCGGATGTTGGGCAGATTAATGAGTCCGGGTACGTACCA